ACATATGCATTGTAATCTTTTTCATCGTCTTCAGTCTCAATACATCTCTTTTTTGTCTGTAGAATAGACGGTACGATTTCTTTAAATAGGTCTGACATATTATCTCATAAATTGTGTTATATCTTGTTCTTTCATTTTTTTAATCATAAGTTGAGATAGTGAGTTTTCTTTTTTCAAAGAATCACTCTCACTATTTCTTTCTTTGAGATTTAATAATGGAAGGTCATCAAAAGAATTTAGATATTCATCTATTAATTCTTGTTCAACTCTTTTAAGCCAAGATTTAGGATATTTTATATCTTCAGGACATATTAAAAGACAAAGCCAACACCGGTCATCTGTTAGTGTTCCAGAAATTAAATCTTTACCATAACCGTATTTGTCATTAAAAATTTCTCTCCATTTTTCATTTGAACTTGAACCTTTTTTATTTGCGTTCAACATATTGTGCATATGGTTCTTCATTCTTTTATGGACAGCATATTCTACTTTACCTTTATTTGGTTTATTTTTATTTTTTCTATCTATTATTGGTTCTTTTGTTCCTGATTCTCCAATGTAAAAAACTGATTCTACTTGATGAGGCCATTCATGGTCTTTTGGTTTGGTAACAGAAAAACAGAAGGCATAAACCGCCGCCTTTATACTTTGAGTGTGCTTATAGTATTCGTCAAACGGAATCCAAATAGGTTTTACAGATAATGCTTTCATGAAAATTCACAATCTACCATTAGTTCTGTCAAACATGCAACAAGATTGATTTCTTGGTCTGCACAAAATGCTGCCTGGTATTGATATTTTGCAATAATCAATACTGCTTGAGGTACGGAGTGTGCTTTGAGAAATTCGCTCAACGAATCATAAATCTTACGATAGATACGAACTGGATCATTGTCAAGATTATTAGTCACCCACTTTCTTGCAGAACCAAAATCTTTTTCTTTGATTGCCTTAATCAGTTCGTTAATTTGAATGTCAGAAACTTGTGCAAGAATACCTTTGTCAATACTACCAGACACAGAATATCGTTGCAGTTCATTTAGAATGCGGCGATTGTCAGGAAAATGCTTTTTGATGACATGAGCAACAACTTCTTTGTCGTATTGCACATTTTCTTGTTCAAGAATCCATTCGACTCTCTTAAAGAAAAGAGATGCCATCTTTGCTTTGCTACCATTGAGTTTGAAATCAACAACGGTACAACGCGAATGAATTGGGTCAATGATTCGGTTCTTGTAATTGCAAGTAAAGATAAATGAACAATTGGATGCAAACTCTTCAATCCCACCACGTAAAGCGGGTTGTGTTGAATTTGGGTTTAGATAATCTGCTTCATCAATAATAACAACTTTGCGACCACCAGTAAGACTTACTGAAGATGCGTAGTTTTTGATTTTGTTGCGGAGGACATCAATGCCACTTTCGTCTGACCCGTTGATAACGATGTAGTCGCACCCAACTTCATCACAGAGGGCTTTTGCGATTGTTGTCTTACCAACGCCTGCGGATCCAGCAAGTAGCAAATTTGGGATTTCTTTTCGATTAACATATTCTTGAAATGTTCCTTTCAATGAATCGGGAAGAATACAATCCTCAACTTTATGAGGACGATACTTCTCTACCCACAATAGATGGTCTACCATTCATAACTCCCATAATAAAAAATTTACCGTTCAGTAAAGTTTGCACAAATACTGAACGGTATCAAGAAAAATTTACCGTTTGGTAAATTTAGTTTGCGAGGACACCATTGACTCGGCCCACGACATCAAGTACAGATTCTTCAACTGCCAAATTTCCACCAACAAAAACAATTACGGTCTTACCATCAAAGTCTCCACCAGTTGCTTCAAAGACACTAATTACTTGATGTGGATTGACTGCAATAGGTTTGCTAGTGCTTGCCTCATTAAAATAAATTAACATTAAATCTCCTTAAGTTTTTTCAGTTGAAACCCAATATTCTGATGTACCAGAATCATTTTTAAAATGAGAAATTCCTTTAGATGAAATTTCTACGTCATAAGAATCAGACATAATCTTGTTCAAATTTTCTGTCTTAAACACATATCTAAAACTATTTTCTGTCTCATCAATATCAATCGAATTAACGTGAGCAGAATCATTAGACGAATCAAATGAGGTCAAACGCATCTTACCATCAATACCCTCAACTGCAATATTAGGAGATTGTAGTACAGAACCAGAACGAATAATCCATTCATAATCTTCTTGCTTTAACTTAAACTGAACGTCAATAGAAGGCAATGTGATTTGCTTATCGGGTGGAGTATAAATCATCGACTTATCTGTTACTCGATACTTAATCTTGCTTCGACCATTCATAAACTTGATAATAACATGACTATCATCAAAATCAAGTTCTGGTGCATCCTTCTGCAAAGACAAAACAGACAAAAAATTGTTTAGGTCATAGATACCAAATTCTTTTGGAAAGTCTTCTTCGACCGTGACTTGTGCAAGAACAGTCTTTGACTGAGATACGGTCGAAATAATGTTTCCTTGCTTAAAATACAATCCAGAATTAATCGCAGAAAAATTCTTTAGAATTGATAGTGTGTTAGTAGATAGTTTCATGATTCTCCCATCGTGTAATAAGTCTTTCAATATACCACTTTGCCTTCTTTAGGTCTTGTAGACCGCCTTTTTGTTTCCATCTCCACATATACTTGATAGCATTTGCAGTACATACAGCATCAATTCCTGTTAGATTAGATGTTGCTGCTTCTAGTGCTTCAATACATTCTACACTACCTTGGGTGTAATGTGAAGGGTGATTCACTTTTTCTTCCAAGTCCAAATCTATCTGGATATTATCCGGATGGATATTATCCCAAGATCCATTACCAATAGTCAAAATATCATCTCCAATATATCCTTTAACACCATCTTCATTTAACGAATAGATTTGATTTGACATACAATCATTAGACATTACATTTCTCCAACAAAATTAGCAACAGCGGGCATGTCTCCTTGGAAGTGATAAGTGCCGATATGTGCAGTCTTCACCCATGGGCAGAGATAAATCTTGCCACCAATGTTTCTCCACCATTGACAGAACATATAATCTTCTGACAGATATCGTTCAGAATTTTTATCAATGACTGTATCAAAATATGCGTGAATATATCGAGTACCATCAAAATGCGCTTGACCCACATGGTCGGGCTTGTAACGAAACTCAGGATATGCTGCTTCCCACTTAGGAAACACTTCACGTTTTACCATCATAAATCCTGTACCGATTTCAAGAACTTCAAGAGGTTCAGTTACAGAAAATTGTGCGGTACCTTTAACAGGATTAAAGACGAAATCTCCTGCTACTTTTTCGAGTAGATGGGCTTCAAGTTCTGGATTCTTCGTGATTGCTTTCTTTATGTTTGCCCATTTGAGTGCTTTCTTTGGATATGGACCACCAATTACATCTTTATCGAGAGCCAACATAGCAATAACATCTCGCGGATCAAAACTAATATCAGAATCCAAAAACAATAGGTGAGTGCAATCCGAACGACTTAAAAACTCATCTACCAGATAATTTCTTGCTCGGGTGATTAGTGACTCATTGAATAGGAATGAAAACTTTGTTTCAATTCCATATTGAAAACATAGTCCTTGAAGGTCAAGACAGGACTTCATATAAAGACCGTGATTCATGCCACCATACATAGGAGTTGCAATAAACAACTTCTTTTTTCGTAATTCTTCTACTTTGATTTGAATTTCCATGGTATCCTCATGTTAAAATTTTACAACAATACACATCATACACTTATATATTGCGTATGTCAAGCATTTTATGGTGAATGTTAAGGTTTGTAAAATACAAACACTGGTTCATATTTCAACCACATGTCTTGACCTTTTTCATTCTTTACCTTGCAAAAATTCTTTGCTTTAGGTAATCCAGTCTCACTATCTACTCTATTACCACCAGGCATTTGTGCAAGAGACATTTTTAGTTTGCCTTTATATTTCATTCCTAGTGATTCAAGAATCTTTCTGCTATCTTCTTCAAGAGGAAGCATGTCGCCTCCGAACACAGCATCAGCAATATTCCAAAGAAGATAACGGTCATTACGTAACCATTCAACAGCAGTCTCAAGGGTAGGGCGTAAGAATCCTTCACGCCATTCTTCATATTGACCAAATTTCTTATATGATTGAGTAGGGTCTTCCGAATATGCTTCTTTTGCGAAATACGGTGGGGATGTGAATACGAGGTCGAGTTTGCCTCTGAACTTCTGAAACTCCTCATTGTTTCGGATAACCTCCGAACCAAGTTGGAAAATCTTTGTTTTTGTGTGCGAGTATTCGTTTGCCCACAGTCCTCCTTTGTTTACCGTCTGCTTATAAAAGTCAGCGATTTCGTCATATTTTGTGCGTCCATTAGAAGTGTCGTGGTCAGTATTAGGATCAGTGCCAATATAAAAGATATGGCGGTCATCACGAACAGACATGGCACCAAGAAGACGGCCACCCCAACCCGAAGAAGGATCATAGATGTAAATAGTAGGTTGTTCTTTAATGTGTTCAGTAAATCTTTCATAGAGGTATTTAGCAGTTAGTGGAGGAAAATTTACGGCATATTGACAAAACGAAACTCTGAATGCTTTTAGTCCGACAGGAAAAAGTTTTTGTCCAAACTTAAAAGGACGAATAGCATAATGCTCTGACTTATTATAGTCAACATTGGTTTGACTCATTAATGGAACATTAAGTGCTTCAATGTCACTTTTATGAATCACTAAGTATTTTGTATTTCTTAATTCTTCACTATAACCGGTATATTCAGAATCAAGTTCTTTTGGTTGCAACCAGTAATCATATTCACCTCGT